TTCTACTTCAACAAAGACGCTTTTGAAGATCGCTGCTGCACTGGAAACGACCGTGGACAATATTTTTTTTGCCGATAGTGTTTAATCAGTTAAACACTAGATGAGAAAGGAGGGCGGACGTTGCCATCAACCATCGACGTCGATTCCATTCCGGACTTTCAGAAAAACGCGCTGGCTGATATGGCGCTCGAAATCACGCGGGCCTGCTTCGAGATTCCCGGCATGGAAGAACGCTATCAGCAATGGCTCCCCGGCTATCTGGAGCGGAAGCGGCAGCGCGAAGCAGAAGGAAGGAGATGAGACCGACAAGCATAATAAAACGGGGCCGCTCCGCTGGCACGGAAACAGCCCCAGGCACAAAGACCCACTTCGATCATAGCAGCGAAAAATCGCATCGTCAAGGAGGAATGCTCATGCCGAACAGCCTGAAAGAGCTGCGGCTGAAAACAAAAACGCCCGCAAAAGACATGGTTGCCGTTGTGCAGACCATTTACCCCAAGTACGACATGACGAGCCAGAGCAAGTGCGAGAACAGCGACGCCTACGGGATTTGCCTGACGCAGAAAGCCATGAAAGCCCTCTACGCCAAGTTCGACCCGGACGGCAGCATTCGCAAGCACCTCCGCACAGCCGATCAGCATAGGCTCAAGGACAAGCTGCACGCCAGAATCACCGCCGACGAAGCTGCCCAGCTCAAAGCGCACCTTGCAGCCGACGGCTACGACACTGTGCAGGACTGGCTCACCGATGTTGTGCGCGGATATATCAGCAAAGGAGATCGCGAATGAAATACTACTTCACATACGGCACGGATGGACAGCCGTTCGTAGGCGGCTGGACAGAGGTTGAAGCGCCAACTGTCAATCTGGCTTGCGCGGCGTTCCGCGCTGTCCACCCCGACAAGGAGCCCGGCATTCTGAATTGCAGCAGCGCATACACCGAAGAATCGTTTCTGGGAAGCTGCATGGCGGGTCCTGACGGAAACTTCCGTAAGTTCTGCCATGAGCGTATCAGCTTCACTGTCGAGCCAAGCGACCCGGATGAGCCGGTTGATTTCGGAGGTGCTCAAACATGAAAGGCATTGTCGTGACAACAGATCTGGAAATCCGCATCGAAGAATTCAGTGATCCGCTCTACAAAACCGTTGGCTCTGCCGTTGGTGGCTACATCGAGCACGTTCACCCGATGCGTCTTGCCCGGCCGCTTTGCATGATCGTCAACGAAGAAGGACGGCTGCTGGATCTTCCATTGAATCATATTGGCTCTTTCTTCTATGGCACAGACCAGCACGGCGAGCCGATCGTCGGCAACATCGTGGTCATGAAAGACGGCTACCGTAACGGCGAACCGGACATTGTCGGCCTCGACGATTCGGAGGTCGAGCGAGTCAAATACACCATTTCCACACTGATGAGCATGATGAATTTGCAGCCGAAAGGAGACAACACATGATCGTAAACGTTCATTACATCGACGAAAAGACCGGCACCATCCGCAGCAGCGGCACTTACAGCTACCGCTGCAGTGTCCCGAACGCCCACGTCGGAATGGAGGTTATCGCCCCCACCGCCAAGCGTGAGGCCCGCGCCGTGATCTGCGAGATCGACGTCCCGGAAAGCCGCATCGATGAGCGGATTTTGCCGCTCCTGAAAGAGATCACGCAGGAGGCGCCCTCTGATGGAGAATAACCTGATCGTCGTAAAACAGCTTCCGATCATCGAAGACCAGCTTCGGCAGGTCAAGGCTTCTGTTGATGAGCGCGTTGCACAGGTGCTGGCGCTGGCCTGCACCGAAGCTACCTACAAGGACGTCAAGAAAGCCCGCGCCGAGCTGAACAAAGAGTTTCAGGATCTGGAAGCTCGCCGCCGTGAAGTCAAAAAGGCTATCCTTGCCCCGTATGAGGCCTTTGAAAAGCTCTACAAGGAATGTGCGGCCGACGCTTTTACCAAGGCAGATGCTGAGCTGAAAGTCAAGATCACTTCCGTTGAGAACGGCATCAAAGGCGCGAAGCGTGACGAAATCGTCGCGTTCTACAACGAATACCGCGCGAGCTTGAATATCCCCGAAGACATCGCGCCGTTTGAGCGCTGCGGCATCAATATCACGATGTCCGATTCTCTTAGAAAGCTGCAAGGACAGGCTTCCTTGTTCTTGCAGAACGTTTCAAACGATTTGCGGATGATCGAAACGCTGGAGCACAAGGATGAGGTCTTGGTCGAGTACCGCAAATCGCTTTCCGCACCGGAAGCGGCCCTGATCGTTGACCGGCGTCACAAAGAGATGGAAGAAGCCGCTCGCCGCCGCGCAGCCATGAAATCCGCGCAGGAGGTTCAGGAGGCCGCGCAGGCCAAAATCGAAGAAGTCCTGAACGAAGCGCCGCCCGCGCCCGTTTCCGCTCCTATCGAGCAGCCCGTCCCCGCCGAGGCCCCTGCCGAGAAGATTTATCAGGCGTCGTTCCGCGTCCGCAGCAGCATCGGCAAGCTGAAAGCTCTCAAAGAATTTCTCGTAAATGGAGGTTACGAATATGAGCAGTTCTAACATCGCGCCTGCAAAGAAAATGACCTTTTCCGTTGCCATCACCACGGAAAACTACAGGAACATGATAAACAACACGTTGAAAGAACCGGGACGTGCAAACCGCTTTATTGCCGCGATCACGTCCGCTGTCGCCACTACCCCGGCGCTTCAGACCTGCGACCCCAGTTCCATCCTTGCCGGTGGCCTGCTGGGCGAAGCTCTGAATCTCTCGCCCTCGCCGCAGCTTGGCCAGTATTACCTCGTTCCGTTCAAGCAGAAAGCCAAGTATGACCGCGAGGGACACCTGCTTTCGCCCGAATGCTCCAAAGCGCAGTTTGTTCTCGGCTACAAAGGCTATGTCCAGCTCGCGCTCCGGAGCGGGCAGTATTCCGATCTGGACTGCATGGAGATCCGCCAGGGCGAATACCTCGGCAAAGACCCGCAGACCGGAAAGCCGCAGTTCAAATTTATCGAAGACGATGATCTGCGCGAAAAACTCCCGATCGTCGGCTACATGGCGTACTTCGAGTATCTGAACGGCTTCCGCAAGTGCATCTACTGGTCGCGCGAAAAGATGCTCAATCACGCGGATACATATTCTCAGGCGTTCAGCAAGGATGCCTATGACAAGATCCAGAACGGACAGATTGCCGACAAGGACATGTGGAAGTATTCGAGCTTCTGGTACAAAAGCTTTGATGACATGGCTAAGAAAACGCTGCTTCGCCAGTTGATCTCCAAGTGGGGCATCATGTCCACAGAGATGCAGCAGGCGCTCACGAATGATTCCGGTATCCCGGCCGTCGACCCCAGAACCGGCGAGATCATTTCCGACCATTCCGACGAGCTGGAGCTTACAACCAACGCCCCGCAGCCGGCCGTTGAGGGCAGCGTCCCGGCACAGCTTCAGGAGAACGCCGGTGAACCGGAGCAGATTGACCTCAATTCGCTGTAATGAGTGTTCCGTATGAAGTCCTTGCAACCGGCTCTACCGGCAACGCTGTTGTGATCGACGGGCAGATTCTCGTCGACTGCGGCGTTCCGTACAAGGTCGTGAAGCCAGTTGCAAAAGCTCTCAGACTTGTTCTGCTGACACATTGGCACGGAGATCACTTCCGGAAAAGCACGCTCCACGCCCTCGCAGCGGATCGACCGGCGCTCCGTTTCGGCTGCTGCCGCTGGATGGTGCGGCCGCTGGTGGAAGCTGGCGTCAAGCCCGCGAACATCGATCTGTACGATTTTGACCGCCGATACAGCTACGGCGATTTCACGGTCGAGCCTGTGCCGCTGGTGCATGACGTTCCGAACTGCGGCTATAAGCTGCAGCTCCCCTCCGGAAAGGTCCTCTACGCCACCGACACAAACAACCTGCACGGTATTTCGGCGCCGAATTTCGACCTCTATCTGCTGGAAGCGAACTACGAGGACGAAGAAATTCAGGCCAGAATCGCAGAGAAAAAGGCAAACGGCGAGTTCGTCTATGAGCGGCGGGTGCTGGGGACGCATCTTTCCAAGGCCAAGTGCGACGATTTCATCTATCAGAACATCGGGCCGACCGGCGAGTACGTTTACCTGCACGGCCACGTCGAGGAGGAAAAAGCGTGAACGGTTTCCTGAAAGACATCACCTACGCCCGCAGCGGCGAATATATCCTGTCGATCTACACGCGGGAGAGCTGCAAGGACCTTTGGAAAAACTTCGGCGAGCGGCCGATCACGTTCTCCATCGCGAAGAAAGCCGACCCTCGCGGACTTCGCGCCAACAGCTACGCATGGGCGCTCATTGAGCAGCTCGCGGCCAAGCTGAAAACCGACAAGGAATCCGTCTATGAGGAAATGATTCGGCGCTACGGCGTCGGTGAAAGCTACATCGACGAGGCCGGGAACGAGTGCAAGGTGCTGTTTTCCCTGCGCGACGGTGTGCCGCCGCGGCTCGTGGCCAGACACTATGCCGAGATCGGCATCGGCTACATCGAGGGCAAGAAATTCATTCACTACCGCGCCCTGAAAGGCACAAGCGAGTACACCGCTGCCGAGATGGCTGCGTTCCTCGACGGTATCATCGCCGAGTGTGAGGAACAAGGTGTTCAGACCGGCCCACCCGAAAAAACAGCTCAGTACAAGGAGGCGAAGAAGCCTTGACCGTTTATTGCGATTACTGCGGCCACAAAGCCGCGCTGGTCGATGATTCCGAGATCTATGGCCGCAGCTTCGGCCACACCGCGTATCTCTGCAGAAACTGTGGCGCCTACGTCGGCTGCCATGGCCGAACAGACAAGCCGCTCGGCCGTCTGGCCGACGCCACACTCCGGAAATGGAAAATGGCAGCTCACGCCTCGTTCGACCCTCTCTGGAAAACCGGGCCGTTCCGCGGGCGGCGCAAAGCCGCCTACGGCTGGCTCGCTGGACAAATGGGACTTCCGGTTGAGAAGACGCACATCGGTATGTTTGATGTGCCTCAGTGCCAGGAAGTCATCAAGATCATTGAAAAAGGAGATTTCAAAAATGCTCAACTTTGATAAGAAAGACGCTCATGTTTATCCGTTCGACGAATCGCCCGGCGCCGGTATCATCATGGACGTCGATCTGGAACAGCTCATCCGTGAGTCCGAGCGGCTGCGCGTCTGCAAAGCGATCTTCGCTTCCACCAGCATTGAAAACTGGCACCTGCGCGACGCGCTCGAAGCAGTCCTCACGGAACCGAACGCTTCCCCGGCCGGTGATGATATTCCCGCGCCAGTCGTCCCTCCGCAGGCCATTCCTCCGCAGGAGGCCGATCATGCTTAACCGCATTGTTCTCATGGGACGTCTGACGCGCGACCCAGAGCTTCGCCGAACGCAGAGCGGCACGGCGGTTGTCTCCTTCTCCATCGCCTGCGACCGCGATTACGCGGCGCAGGGCGCGGAGCGGGAAACGGATTTTATCGACATTGTTGCGTGGCGCGGTACGGCTGAGTTCGTAGAGAAGTATTTCAGCAAGGGGCGCATGATCGTCGTGGGCGGTCGGCTTCAAATCCGCAACTGGCAGGACAAGGAAGGCAACAAGCGCCGCTCGGCCGAGATTCTTGCCGACAGCGTTTACTTTGGCGATTCTAAGCGCGACGGTGACGGCGGCAAACCCAAGGGCGAGCCGACCTACGACCCGACCGGCGGCTTCTCGCAGCTCGCGGACGATGACAGCGAATTGCCGTTCTAAGGAGGCTTCTCATGGCAACAGGCAAAAGATTCTATTGGATGAAGCTCAAAGAGAGCTTTATGACCTCCGACACCATCGACTATTTCATGTCCCAGCCGGATGGCGCAAACTACGTTGTCCTCTACCAGATGCTCTGCCTCAAGACCATCAACACCGACGGCCGCTTATCTCGACAGATCGGTGAGGTCGTTATCAAATACGACATTCCGAAAATCCAGCGTGATCTCAAATGGTTCTCTGCGGACACAATCCGCGTGGCGCTCAATCTCTACAAATCCTTTGGTCTTGTCTACGAAGACGTTGACGGCGTTCTGGTTCTTGCAGACCACAGCAATCTCGTTGGAAGCGAAACCGATGCAGCTTCTCGCATGAGAAATGTCCGTTCTCGCAAGGCTGACGTTCTCCCCGAAGGTGTAACGCAAGGCGAACAGACCGCGAACATTGTTACACCAGAGATAGAGAATAGAGATAGAGATAAAGAGATTAGAGATAAGAGTTTAGATACAGACACAGATATAGAGAATACGGAGGATGCTTGCGCAGAGCCGGAAACCGTCTCCGCGCCGCCGATCATCAGCATCATTCTGAATGACAAGTCGCTCTTTGATGTGTCTCCGGAGGATTACAACCGCTGGTGCGAGTTGTACCCAGCCGTCAATGTCATGCAGGAGCTTCGGAAAATGTCGAGCTGGAGCACCGACAATCCCAAGCGGCGCAAGACGAAATCGGGAATCCGCCGGTTCATCAATGCTTGGCTTTCCAAGGAGCAGGACAAGGGCGGGCAGTAGGTTCTATTGACTTCCGCGCAGCCGCCCGGAGCGTGCTTCTTATCGGGCGTGTGAAGCGAGAACCGAATGTGCGCGTTATCGTCCATGACAAATCTTCCCTTGCGCCGGAGGGCAAGCCCGTTGCCT